GTATATTAGTTGGGTATTAGTTGTGTGAGGTCAAGGAAAAATGACATGGGAAAACACAGAACAATACATCAGAAGCGCGCACCGAGATGTAGAGGAATTCCAAAAGGAAACTCTGAGAACTATCACGTTAAACGAAAAGGAAGGAATCAAAGCCTTAGTGGGCAAACCGAAAGGCAAGCGCACTATGGAAGTCCAGAGCTACTTGTTCGAGAAAGACAAGGGCTGGACTGTTGAAAAAGCCAAAGAATGGTTCGAAAAGCACCATAACCCCGCTAAAGAGCGCGTCTACGCGGTTTTGCCGTTCACAATCGCCGAGAAAATCACGGAGAAACCCCTGCGAATCCGCGGCTTAGCCCTGACCGCTGGCATGAGCAGAAACTTCAACATCTACACATCCGACGAGCTGCAGGCTTTCGCGGGCAAACTCGCTGATGCGCCCGTCTACGTGGAACACGTGACAGCCACGAACGCGGTCGGCAAAGTCACCAAAACCGAATGGGACGGACAAAGCCTGTGGTACGAGGCAGAAATCTATGATCAAGAAACTGCGGATAAGATCCGCAAAGGCTTGGTCAGGCACGTGAGCGTCGGAGCAGATTACGAGTCCATTGACTTTGTTGACGGAAAAATCCCCCACGGTCTGTGCAACGCCGAAATAAGCCTAGTCGCCGTTCCAGGAATACCAGACGCCAACATCCAGATTATGGAAAAACTGCGGCTTAAGGAGCAAGGGTTCGAGCCCATAATCGCTGGCGAGTACATCCTCGGCTTTTGCCAGGAGGCTTCAGCTTTCTTGCCCGAACACTTCAGCACTCTCTGGCTTGACCGAGAAAACGGAATCCTATCCATAATGGGAAAACCAAGGCAACAGCCAGAAACCCAGCGCACCATGGCGATTTTCTTCTCCAAAGAGAAGATGTGGGACCATGTCAAGGTTCAGGATTGGCTCTCGCTTCATCCTAACTACATGCTTTCCGCTTCAAACGCGAACCTCCCTAACAAGAGCGTCGCTTCTGAGAGTCTTTTCAGGAAGCCAGCAGAGCCAGTGATGCCGATAGGCAAAGCAGTGAATTTTATCGAAGCGGTTTTGCCGAGCCCGCTTATTCAGCGAAGTTGGAGCCTTGGACCACAGAGAATGTGCCAGGAGCTACGCAGAGTTCTCGTGCAACTTCGCAGCATGCAGGATGGTCACGGTGATGACCGTGAGTAACTGAGGATGAACTCGGTGAAAACGAAGAAAAAATTGGAGAAGATGAGAAATGACTGATTTAACGGGAAAAAGCTGGATGGCGATAGGCGAAACAGACGACCCCAACGCCGTAATAAAATCCTTCGAAGCCGCAGCATCAGTGACGAAGGGCGACCCAGTTTACTTAAGCGCTGACGATAAAGTCTCCCCTGCAGCCGCAGCCCAAGACTGCATAGGCATAGCCGTCAAGACCGTTGCTTCCGCCGAACAGTGCCCAGTGCTAATCTACGGAAGAGTCAAAGTGAAAGCAGGCGGCGCCATAGCTCGAGGCAAAGCGGTTTACGGTGCTGACTCCTCGAAGAGAGTGTTATCGTTGACCGACCAAGCAGTAAACGAAGCTGGCGCTGGATCCTACACTGTTTACTACAACCGTAAGCTCGGAACAGCCTTGGAAACTACGACAGCCGCAGACGACTTGCTGTTCATCCAAGTGTAGAGGGATTGGCATGAAACCGAAACTTTTTGAGTCTTTAATGCAGCGAGACGGCGAATTCAAAGAGCACATAGAAAACCTGAGGCACAAGGCGAGCGTACATCCGTTTCTCAAGCGTTACTGCGAAGTAGGCGTCAGAGAAGGACTGTTCACCGACGCCGTTAACGCGTTAGGGCGCTTGCACGACACGCTTGTACTAGCTGCTTATCCCGAGATGATAGGCAGAAGCGCCATCACAGTGCGACCAACAACCGAAGCGATGGAAAGGTTCCCCCTGGACGAGAAGGCAGTGGCTTACCGCTACGCGGAAGGCGCAGCAACACGCTTGAGCGGAAAGAAGAACAGCACGGTGGACGTTTACACGAACGTTCTCGCTGAGGCTTCAGAGGAATGGACGCGCGAATTTCTGGAAGACGCCACGTGGAACGTCATGGACAACATGGTTGAAAAAGTCGGCAGAGCCCTAGGCGAAGAAGAAACCAACAGGATAATCGTGCTTTACGGAGCAATCGCTGACGCGGACTTAGCTGGCGGAGCGCCCATAAACCAGGGCGGAGCAGCCATGAACTGGAATGGGCTAGTGAAACTGCACAACGCTGTTCGAGGGGAAAATTGGAGACCCACCGTCTTAGCCGTAAACGAAGTGCAACTGCACCAGTTGCTGACGGATGACAAGTTCATTCACGCGCAGTACTTGCCAGCGGGACAGACGGACATGGAGCAAGCAACAGTCACGAGCGTTTTAGGCATGCGAGTTCAAGCCAGCACACTGGTGCCGAACGGAACAGCTTACGCTTTGGACACGCGAGTTGCGTCGGTGATGCTTCTGCGACGGGACATAACGGTTGAAGACTGGGAAGACATAAAGAACGGCAAGTACGGCGTCAGGGCAACAACCCGCTTCGGCATAGGTGTTCTCCGCAGCAAGGCAATCGCGAAGATGACCAACATAGCCACCACGGTGTAAGCTGACAAAGAGGGGTGAGCAGAAAAATGGCGAAGTATGAAGGCAAATGTTCCCTGTGCGGAAAAGCGCATTACTCGGACAGAAAAGGCGACATCGCAGTCTGTGATTGCTGGAAATACTGCCCCATGTGTGGAGCCGAAATGATGCCTTACGCGCCTGACCTCGCCCTGAACACCTACGGCTTCGACGACAGAAGAGACCTCGCCGTACTGACGGTCTGCACTCTTCACTCTCCCCCATTTTTTAGCACTCAAAAACCCGTAGAGGTTGTTTGCACATGAGACGTTTAACCGATAGAATGCACCTGGCAAAAACCATGCTAAAAGAGCTGGATAGGCAGCCTCTCTGCCGAACCGAACTCGAAAAAAGAACCGTAAAGAAGTACGGCACTCACGCCACCTTCGAGGGCATGTTCCGCTACCTGATTCAGAGCGGCTACGTGCGAAAAAGCGAACAGAAACACCGCGCTGCCTACGTAATCACCGAACGAGGCACTAAATTCCTGGAGGCAATCTGAATGAGCACGGGGCTACGCCGATTAATTGAATCCTTCTCCCTGAAAGCGAAAAGCGGAACCGCTTTTCCGCAAAAGGCGCTGGTGTACGAAACGCCTTGCGTTCCCTTGACTGACGTGATGAAGCTCTACGAGAGAGACCCCACGTGCAAGGCAAGTGTCGATTTGCTCGCGGCTTCAGCGGTTGGCGCGGGATTCTACACAACGGTCGATGGAAACTACGAGAAGGCTGGAGAAGCCAAGAGAATCGTGGATGAGTTCAACGAAGACGTCAACTTGGACACGCTGCTCTGCGACATGGCACGAGGGCTGATTGCCTGCGGAAACAACTTCTGGCTAAAATTAACGCCTGAAAAACTATCGGAGCTGCACAGGCTGCCAGTGGACGCTGTTGAGCGCATCCAACAAAGCTACATAGAAGAAAAAACGCTGAAAATCCCATACCAAGTCGAAAGCTACAAGCTGCGGCAAGCTTACGGCGGCGAAAACCTCGCGGCAGAAGCAGTCCTTCATTGGCGGATAAACTGCCTCGACTTCTCAGGCTACGGCACCGGCGTGCTGCAGGTGCTTCTGCACTCTTTGACTCTGCAGTCGGATAAGCGACCTGCTTTTGCTTGGATGAAAGCGAAGATAGAGCGCATAATGCCGAGAATCTTTGAGAAGTACGCTGGACCAGATGTTTTGGCTCTACTCGAAAGGGCGGATGAAAGCACCATACGAAAGTTCGAGCAAGCCATCAAGAACCGCGGCGAAGAAGGCGCTTGGCTCTTCTACAACGGCAAAGGCACCATCCAACCAGTAACTCTGGATCCGCGGGCACGCTTCGAGTTCTACGTGGACCACATAATCAACCAGTTCTACTTGGGCTGCGAAACCCC